TCCCGTCAGTCTCATCAAGAATAAAGTTATCAATCTTTCGTTTCTCATCGGCCGGTGCAATGATATTCTCTGTGAGTACCTGCCGGATTCCTGTCTCAACATTACCGGCCAGATTTGTTTGCTGCCACACGACTCTCCGGCCTACAATACTTTTCAAGCCCCGGCCAGATATAGTCATGCTGTCACCATTTTCATAATCCGCAACTGTCTTGACGTTTTCGATTATCATAACATTCCGCCATATATCTCCGTTGCGATCTTTGTCCCGGCAAAGTAGTCTATCTTTTTGCAATAGTGCAATATTTTTCTCCGTCACCGGTACGATTAATTCAAATTCACCGACATTGAAATACTGGACTGTCCAAATTATACTTTTAAAGTTATCTATCATATCAAGAATTTGTGCAGTAGAGTCGAGCACATAAATGTCCATACTCACACCCCCTCAAACTGATTGTTGATTATAAATGTACATTGTAGATTTTCCGGAAGTTCATCCGCCTCGTATGTAAATACATTATCGCCAGGCAGTAAGTTAAACCATGTTGAACCCGCTTCTAATCTTCCCACGATATTAGTCGTTACTCCATCACGTAGAAGTGTGATTGACTTTTCTTTTTTTCTCGTATTTATCGCAATCTCATCTCCTGCCTGCATTGTAACATTCAATATCATGTGATCTATCGTATCTACATTGTAGATTTTAGGATTCTTGACCGTACCTAATGCATTTAGGCGTATAACCACGCCAGTTTCCACGTCTCCGCCATTTATAATAGTTTTCTGTTCTCCCAACGCAATGTAAGAAAACGGTACCCCTGTCTCTTCGATTGCAAACGGAAAAGTAAACATATTTTCTATATTCGAAAATTCCGTACTGCTTTCCTTTGTAGCTCTGAAAAGCGCCATCGGACAAGTAATCTCAATCTGTGCAGTTTGTTTCTTCTCAAAATACTCCACTGAAAACTTTGAAACGTAGCCGTCTATGTATACGTCCCGCCTACCGTTTTTATAATACAGGCGTACCGGATACTTCGTTTTAAAATAGCGGTACAGCAAAATGCGGTTTGCTTCAGCTGGTGCATTTATCGCCATGGTGATGGTAATAACACGATCATTGATACGAGAACTATTAAATACAGATCCATCCGTATTCGCTACCTGCGTTGTATTTATAGTTCCTTCCGGGGGATAAAGACCGTCTACATCCGTAATAACATAACGGGGATTATTCGTCATTTTTAACTGTTCCCCGTACTTATTTTGTGCGATTAACTCATACATTCGTTATCCCCCTTTTACACTGGCTGTGTCATAGCTTTAACCATGCTTACCTGTTGCCGTCTAGCTCTATAAGTCTCAAGTGCTGAAAGCGATTTTGGACTTGTGTTGTTCTGCACAAGATTATAATTGTTTACAATCGTCTGATTGCTATTTGCAATTCCATTTCTGGCACTACTTTTGACCGCACTTCGTACATTCGGAATATTAGTGGCCATATCTGCGAGCGGACTAGTCACACTATTGATAAATTTCTTTGCCTTTGCCTGCACTTGACTGATACTGTCAAGTAATCCGTTTCCAAACCCCTGCGCAGTAAATGTTCCTATTTTCGCAGTAACCTTTGACGGGCTATGTATGTCCAGTTCATCCTTGAACTCGTCCACCATAGCACTAACCATCGTTTTTATGGCTTTTGTCATATAATCTGTATTCTTTGTCAGGCCAGTGGTAAACCCTTTCATTGCATCGATGCCCATTTCTTCGAATTGTTTTGGCAAATCTTTAAAGGCTGCGGACAAGGAATTTTTATATTCCTTTGTGACATTTTCAAAATCTTTCTGATATGTCTTTTTGGCTAATTCTTCAGATACGCGCATTTTTTCATCAAACGCATCTGAATATGCTTTTAGATCCGCATCACTCATAGATAGCAGCCGATCCATAAATGCCCCACCTTCGTCTATATCATAACTCGCAATCTGGTCAAATAACTCTGATGACACTTTTCCTTTAATGGTCTGTAATTTTTGAGCGTAGTCTTTTATATTCTGTGTCTGTGCCTTAATATCATTTATAGTCATGATACCTGCACCCGAAATCTCAAATAAATCTCCTGCGCTCTTTAACTTGGAGATCAGATCGTCCTGCTTACTTATCAAATCGTCGTAACGAGCTTGATAGGTGTCGGTAATACCGTTTATCGTATCGTTGATTAAGGCTTCAGCTTTCGTCTGATACTCGCTCATCGCACTCGAAAATTCAGAAAGCATTTGTGATGAAGCGGTTTGATAAGCATTATTGAAATTAGTCTGGTCTTTGACTAGCTGTTTATAATTATCAACCTGTTTCTTTGCAGCGGACATATTTTTATTTTGCGCAGCCATAGTTTTCTTATCGGCTGCCATTTCCTTTTTGTACGTCGCCATCTGCTTTTTATATTTCGTCTTATCAGACTTTTTCTTTGCTTTGTCGTAGCTTTTCTTTGCTTTGTTGTAGTTTTTTGACGCTTTGTCATAGCTCGTTTTTGCTTTGTCGTACTTACTCTTAGCGGTATCATATTTTTTCTGGTAAGTGCTTTGCTTACTTTCGTACTTAGACAACTGGTTCTCTAAACCAGCCGTTTTTTGGTCGTTTAGATATTGCATTTTGCTAGTCATATAATTAATTTTATCTGACATCGCTTTAGAAAATACAGAACTTGCCTCACTTGCCACGCTGGAAAAATTAAAATTACTTAATCCGGCCAGTGTAGTTATGACGCTCTTAACTGTATTTTTTACAGTGTTCGTAAGGTCTGTCTGTTCGCTTACAATCCCGTTAATGTACCCTTTCACAAAATTCTTACCGCTGTCATACGTTAACTTGGACGGTGAACCCTCTTTTTGCGCGTCCCGTAAGGATTGTACGGACTGTACACCCATCTGCGCCGCGGACTGTACGGCGGCTTTTGTCATGGACTGAATACCGTTTGTATAACCCTGTCCGAAATATTTACCGGATTGTGTCGTTAACTTGGACGGTGAACCCTCTTTTTGTCCTTTTTTCAGTCCGGCCCATGCCTTTTTAGCTAGAGACTCGGCTTTAGAATACGCTGCACTTACGAGTGAACCGATACCATTGATAAAACCTTGTGCAAAATTTGTACCGGAACTATATGCACTTACGGAACTGGCTCCACTTTTGGCGTTATCTCCTAACGATTTACCTTTGCTTCTCGCGGTTCCTGTCTTACTTCCTACGCCACTAGCGTACTCGGTACCTGCTTTTGCACCTGTTTTGTGCATCCCGCCGGAACCGCTTTTTGCACCGGTGTCCGCACTCTTACCGATTGTCTGACCGGCTTTCTGGTTCTGTCCTTTTGTGGCAGATACTCCGGCGGCGTGATTCTTACCAGCTTTTGTTCCGGTTGCTTTCGCGCTCTTTGCTCCGGTTGCCTGTCCAGTAACTACGGCTTTACCGTCTGCCTGTCCTGCCTTTTTATTTGCCCCGGTCGTACTCTTTGCACCCGTGGCGTGGTCTTTGCCTGACTTCTGCCCGGCGGCTTTCGCACCTTTAGAACCTTCTTTTTGACCGTCGACCAATGCTTCCGCAGCTTGTTTTCCTGCCTCTTCTGATGTAATTTTACCGGCTAAAATCTGCTGAACAAGATTATTAACGGTATCCGTCCCACTCTGACCGGCTTTTTTTGCAGCATGTTCAAACGACACTGCATCATTGATTAATTTTGCAGCCTGATCCACGCTGGTTTTTCCTGTTGCTATTCCTTTCATCAGAGAGTCTGGAATTTGTTTTCCTGTGATACCAGCCTGCGTCAGGGTCTGTTTAAAATCAATCGCGGTTTGTAACTGCTTTGTTGCCGTGTCCACGCTGATTTTTCCGCTTGCAATGCCGTTCGCTAACGATTTAGGTACTTCCACGCCTGCATTTTTCGCCTTAGTCACAACGTCGCTAGAATTAAAATCTAACGCACTTTGTAACTGTTTCGTGGCCTGTTCAACGGACACTTTACCGCTCGCGATTCCATCCCGTAACGATTTAGGTATTTTTATACCTGCTTCTTTATTTTCAGCAACTTCCGGCTTAATTACCTTTAATGACACCTCTACTTTCTTTATATTTTCGTAATATTTTTCCAAATT